ATTTAGAAGTCGATTGCAATGTATCGCATCCAGTAAAGCGTACACCAGCATATTGGATAACCCAAGCAGAAACAATTACTTAATCATGGCAAACTATAAACGCAAGAAACCCAGAAAACAAATCAGATGTACTTTATGTACCGATGGTCGTATTGGAAATAATATGACATCGACCGTGAAATACAACAGGCAGAAAATCAATTCGGATGCAGATATTAAGGAAGTACAAAATGACCGAATCAATAAAAACCAGACTAATTAAAAGCGCAGCCGACATGGCTTCGGCTCATGCTTATGAAGTACTGACGCGTGAGTGTTCACCTAAGAAAATCCAGGAAGATGCCAAAAGAAAATCTGCCATAGCGGAGGCTAAATTTAAAGCACTTGCAGATGAAGTGCAGGAGATATACAATGAATTACATCGATAGTATTTTTAAATCACGTATTCAACAATGGAAAAATCATATCAGATCTGGTACCAATTTAGACAAGGCTTTAACTGTGCCATTGGCTATGATGACTACTAAACAAGCAACTAACGCTATTGTTAATGCAATTAAAATTAAGATGTATCAGGACAAAATAACTAACGGCGATAAATCGAAGTAATAACCTTAGTCAAAGTACCTTGTCCTAATCTGCGTATTGATAATCCTGGTTTTAATAGATACCGAACACCATGTACGAATGAATCAACCATGTCGTCATGTGCGCCATTCGGAAATTGAAGCAGTTCAGTAATTAATTCTTCTTGTGTTGTTGATGGTATCCATTTATGGAGTATTATGCCTCCAGACTCCAGAAATGGAACTATCGAATGTAGACGTTGTTCTTTGTCTTCGCCTTTTTTGATCTGTATTGGAATGATAGGCATTCTAGTCTTATCGCGCAACGTTTGGATGACACTTTGACCAGACGCTTTATCTTCGACAATAATTCCTTGTACACCATAAATTTTAGCAAAAGCTTCAATCCATTTCAGTAAAGCGGGAAAGTTCAGTTTGCGTCTTTCAGCATATAAGATAACTATTTTGCCGTTCCGCGTTCTTTGTAATACAGTAGCTGCAGAATAGTCATTATCTTCGCCTTCTTTAAAGGCAGTATCTAAGGCAAGAATGCGTGGTGGTATCAATGCATCATCATCTATTTTTTCAATAGTTAACCATTTACGTTGAACGATGTTACCAGTTTCTATGTATGGCTTTTGTTGGTAGGTGCCGGCAAACATTCTAGGTTTGCTTTCGCGTATATTTTCTAAGGCTTCTTTACTTAATATTTGTGGCCATAACGCTTCACCAGCTTTGCGATGTTCTTCGTCTTCTTCGGCTAATGCTGGGAAGTTAAATATTGTCCAGTCTTCCACTTTCATCTGCGCTTCTGGATCTAATAACCAACCGTGTATGTCATCTGCACGCCATCTGGTACCAATAACTACTAAGCGTCCGTGCGGACATTTAGCATCGGACATTAAACGGTTGTAGCATTCTTCTTCATACCAAGCCCTAGCTGATTCACGGAAAGCTTCGGAATCCGCTTCTTCCCGTCCTGGTATTAAGTCATCAATAATAAATAAGTGAGCACCACGTCCTGTAATTTGTCCGCCGATACCGGAAAATAGTAATGAACCACCTTCCTTGAATGAGAAGTCGCTTTTAGCGTGCGATGACGAATCCAATTCAACATGAGGAAATATCTGTTTGTAACTATCACTTTTGATAATATTGCGACATTTATTGCCAAATCGACTAGCTAATTTTTGTGTTCCTGATACCACCATAACTTCAGCATCAGGATTCTTACCAGCGAACCACGCAGGAAATAATACAGATGATGTTTCAGATTTACCATGTCTAGGTGGAAACGTAATCATAACGCGGGTTAATTCGCCACGTTCAACAGCTTCCAAAATGGACATAAGTTTTTGCAAGTGCCAAGGGAATGAATATTTAGGCTTTACTGCCCTAGCAAAGCTGATGAACTTTTCATTACATTTTTGAATAATGTTATTGTCCATTAGTCTTCTATTCCTAAATAAGCCTTCATATCGTCTAACAGTTGTTTATTAACAATATTCACTATGTGTTTTTCTTCAGCATCCATAACATGCATTTCTTCGTAAATAGCTTTGGCATTTTTGATGACTGCTAAAAAATCAAAGTCTGGTAAATCTTTAAAATCAATTTCGTGTCTCATTAGTCATTCCTAATTTGTTTGATCGTCTCAGCATCTAATGTTTCAATTAACTTGATGTTGTTATTTGTTCTTGCGTAATCTGGCGAAATATTTTGAATTGCCACAAGTGTATTGATTTGTGTTTTTCCAGTATGCATTTCATATAAATATTTGGCAGCAGAAAAACGTTGCTTATTATCAGGATCGGCATTATTTACGATTTCCTGTAAGACATCTAGACAATCCATTACTACCGATAATTTCGCTTGTTGATACGTTCTAGCTACTTCGGGATCAGCAAATGCTAACATTTGATATTCGTTTTCATTAATACCAATTAGCATTGCAGTTTGAACAGGACTTAAACCATACTTACCGGCTTTATCTACTAAACGTAATAGTTCAGTACGTTGATTAGGCTGAAGAATAGCAGGTAATTCACGTTCATTTGACATTTTCAATCTGACGCTTAATTTCTAATTTAGGCACCCATGTGATAGTTACGCATGGTGATAGTCCACGCGAACCTGCATCATGCAATACAAGTGTTAGACCATTTTCGCAGTAACCATCGAACATCCACATTCCTAAAATTGGTGGATTGGCATTGAAGATCATGCGACCGTCCAAAATTATACGACCACCTAATTCTAATGGTTTCTTTGGTATTAGTTCTTCACTATTACTAATTAACTGACCATCAACAAATTTTGCTTTGGTAACAATAGCTGCTTTTGAAAATAAACCGTTTTCATCTGGCAAACCATCATATACAGATATTGAACCATTACCCATATGGGTATTTGCCATAGCACGCCATAAAGCTGGTCCTTTTTCTAGGATATACAAACCATGATCTTGCGCCAAAAATATCTTATTACCTATTGGTGGTTTAGGTAAGTTGACTTCAAATATGTCCATTAGACAGATACTCCTTTAAACGCTTGAACCATGATGTTTGGCGCTTCACCTTCGGCTGGTCCTTCTTCTGATGGACCTGAACTACTAGGTTGTTGATCGGGCTGTGAGGTTATATCTACAATTTCAGTATCAGTAATTGTTGGCTTGTCTTCACTTTCTTCAACAGCGTCTAAAGCAGCAGCTAGAATTTGTGCTGCAACTTTTGGATCTAATAGTGGTTCTTTAGCCACCATTGTTTTTTTACCGTCTTGTCCTGGTGGTCCTTCTTCCTGGTTTGCAGTAGCTTCAACGAATGCACTAACTAAGAACTGTATTTCTTGGGCGTCTGGCAAATACATTGGCGGGAATTTAACATCTAAACCGTCAATTAAAGTTTCAGAAACATCTGCCATTAATTTATGTCCAGCTATTTTAGCCGCCTTGCAAATCTTTTTAACTAATAATAGATATCCATATTTCCCATATTGCAGGCGCATTTCTTCTAATAAATCAAGGAAGTCTTCGTCAATCAATTCGATGACTTTACCCGACATAGTCCCTTTGATAGATTCAAGATCTTTACGCGCAGTACATATAGATTCAAAGGCAGTATGTTTTAAGCTACTAACGTAGTTATCACTTGCGGCAGCTGCATGACCATTTGTTTCTAGCAATTTAGCATCATGTCCGGTGCTAGCCGACATACCATCCATGCCTTTTTCATCAGCAGCTAGGCGAAGCAGATATGCTGGATCGCGTGGTGGTTTAAAGTTACCAACATCGCCCTCAGCTTCTTCGCGTAAATCACCTTTAATAACTAATTGGGGTGCAGATGAATACTTTAAACCGCGACCATTTTGCGATTTGGCATAATCGATTTCGATAAAGTTATCTAAGGCCGGTTCGAATGTACATTGTCCTTCTGGGAATTTGCCACCAGTAAGATTTTGTATCCATACTCCCTGCACAAAACCTAAATCATGTACGAATGGATTAATTGGATTTCCGGCGTCATCTTGAAATGGATATGGTATCAATGGTTCGTCAATATCAGCCGAACCGGTCCACCCGGAAACTGGAT